CCTGCCTTACTGCTCATGGCGCCCTCATCACCGTGCATGAGTAGCGTGTTCTTTGCTGGTGACCACGGATCTTTGTGGTAGGTGACACCTAACTGCTCAAACTTGTAGAACGTTTCTAGTTTCATTTCGGGTACTGTCTCGAACGCTGGTACTCTTGAGAGTGCAGCGAACCACCGGTCAAGGTGGTTGCTGCGCGTGATGTGCTGTACTTTCAGCATACCTAGTACGTCCACTACGCGGTCTCGTTCGGCACCAAGGTTACCTTCGTACATGCCACGGGTGCCTAGTGAGAAGCGTGACAGTGGTGCGAGATCGGATTCGTCACCGACACTAATCACACTGTCAGGTTTGAAATCCTCAATGAATTCCGCTACGGCATCTACAGCCTTACGGTCCTCGAAAGGAATTTGAAGATCAGAGATCACTACTGTGCGTTTCATTATCCCACCTTGTGTTGATCGTTGAGGATTGCTTGATGAAAGTTTTTCCCACGAACAGTAAAACTGAAACTGAACCGCCAAACATCTAGCGTGTGCATCGTGAATCCGGGTCGGTTATATTTCTTGATAACACGTTTCATTCGGTGTCTCCCTCGTTGTGTACACATTCACATGTCCATGTCTTATCGAAGTACACTATTACCCTCCGGCAGTTGTCGTGGTATTGTGTCATGCAAAAGCCACACTTGTGTACCGTGTCAGGCACAAGGAGCCAATGAACGGCACGTCAAGCACGTGTAAACGGATGGTGGGTCCGAAGAACGAAACCGTTTTTGCATTCTGTACACACACGGTAGTTTCTTATGTCACGAAATGTTTGTCGGCCATGTCTCAGCCCTCACATCATAGCGATAACAGCATAGTTTGCTATGTCTAGCAGACTGTCGTCTATTGATTCGTTTTGTGGTTCACCTTCCGCATGGTAATTCAGGTGCTTGAGTCGTTCCATTTTGTCGTTCATGCGAACCAGTAAACCGTTGAGTGGGCCACCGGGCGCGTTGTTAATGTTACCGGGGCCGTAGTCTAACTGTTTACTGATGAGTACGTCTTCCATGTATTTATATATTGCCCTAGCATCGGCACTAAACAGTTGCATGTCGGTCATAGTGGATCTTCCCTCCGACTCGATTGTTCCCTACGGAACTGTTCAACAACCTCATCAGCGATGATCCTGTTAATGTCTCGCTCTTGCGCCCATCCTGTGACACGCATAATTAAACGGTCAGTGATGAAACCGACAACGATGAACGCCACGCCACCGATACTAAACCACACCCAAGGATTCACAACCCGATCCTTCCTCTGACACCTTCAACACCGTCACGAATAAACACTTCGTTCACATCCATCCCGTCAGGCATGGACACTACTACCGCCACATCAATCTGCTGCGCGATCTTCTTGCCAAGATCCCTACCCGGCTGGTCACCATCAGTTAACACAAACACTTTATGGTAATCAGCGAAAGCCCTAGCATACCAAGGCTTCCATGCGTTAGCACCCGCTAATCCTATCGTAGGAATACCACACATGCTATGGGAGATGATCGTGTCCATTTCCCCTTCACATATGGCAATAAAATCTGAGTCCATCTCGAACGCTTTCACGTTGTATAGGTGGGTTTCGGCTCCCTCACGCGACAGATACTTCGGAGAATCGTCATCGTTAACAGCACGGAAGCGAACGTCAGTGACACAAGTAGGCGTGACGTAGGGGATAGCAAGTCTACCCACGTACCGTTCGTGTCCCACCAGAGGATCGGCCACGAAGCCTAGGCGGTGTGTAAACGCGGCCTCTTGACTTATTCCCCTTGCTGCCAGATAACCCGCGACCTGATCCACTTGTGTTTCGTACGCTGCTGTCGCTTGTTCCAGTGAGTTCTTCGCATCTAGTGAGAGCATCCTTAAATCCTAACTGTTCGTAGTGTTGAACGACCGCGATAGCGTCGCCCGAAAATCCACATGCTAAACATTTTACTTGACCGGCATCTTCACTGACACGGCAGGACATGTGACTGTCGTCGTGTGCCCCACACTTCACTGTCTGCCACACTCCACGCGGTGATGGTAACGTCCACCCGTAGTGTTCGAGCACTGGCCATATGGGGAACCTAGCGTCAGTCATTTCGTGCTTCCGTCAGGGTTCATGTTGTGATCGGCATAGAATTGTCTCTTGGCTTCTTCGCCACCAAAAACAACTGCGATCTCGAAGTATTTGGAAAGGTAAGAATAATACTTTGTGAAGTATGCCTCTGCAATGGGGAGCCTAGCGTCAGTCACGATAAGCCCTCCCATTTCAGTAGGTTGAGTAGCGTGTCCAACGTCATAATGACGCGACCTTCACCAACGCTTTGTTGACGTGCTTTAACCATAACAACAGGGTAGCATATGTTCTTGTACTTGGCCTCATAGTTGTCTGCTTCTACTTCGGCCTGTCGCAGGAACTCTTTCAACGTCACTGATGCCACGTTCTTTGCTTCAACAACAATCACTTTGTCACTGTTCAGTGTGATTGCTACGTCACCAATATCTTTAGCACCGGCACGTGGTAGGCGTCGTGCTTTAATACCAACGTCGTTGAGATAGTTTTCTATATCGGATTCCCACTTGCTTCCCTTGGCCTTGTTCGCTGCACTCATTCCATGTCCCGCAGTAGCATTGACTCTGGCGAGTAGTTCATCCACACTGCCGTGCCACCCGTGGCATCCGCTGGCCCGTAACGGTTCTTTACTGGTGCGACAGCCATGAGTCCGGGCTGTTCGGATGACAGGGTAAGGATCAGTGAAGGTATTTGTGCGATCTTTCCGTGCAACGCTGCCCGTGGTGGGCAAGGGTTGCTGTTGTACGATTCGCTGGTGTGATGCAGGATGAGGAAGGCTGAGTTCATTTCACGTGCCCACCATTTAACTTCACGCATCAGTGAACGCAACGAACCGAACTCGTCACCACTCTCGTGAGTAATATCTACGGCGTTGTCTACTACCACAAGTTCGGGGTCGGAACCGTACAGTTCACGGTACACGTTGATTTCATCTTCAAGGTCACCCAACGTGGGGCTGGCATCGAACATCCATTTGATGTGACCCGCGTACTGTTTCAGTAGGCCACTAGCCCAGTCAACGTCCATCATCATGCGTGATTCGACTTCGGATTGTGGTAAACCTGTTATCATGGATACGGATCGGATTGCCATAGTGGATTCGTGGCTGTCAGCGGATGCGTACAGGGTGGGTGCTTGTGTTTTAAGTGCGAGGGCTAGGGCCACGGTGGATTTACCTGCACCGGGTGGACCTGCGATCATGGATACTTCACCACGACGTATGCTTATGTGCTTGTCTGCCCATGAACGGAAGGGTAGGTGTAATGCCGCACCACCTTTGTCAAGGGAGCGTACTGCACGATCAAGTGTTCTCATGTTGTGCGCTTTCTTATTCTGGTTGCCCACCACGTAATAAAGAAAGCCTTGTTGCGGAAAGAAACTTAATGCTTGTCGCCCCAGAGTTTTCAAAGTCTAAAGCCACCCCAATTTGGTGGTCGTAGTCTTGACTGATAAGTCTTACTTGTAAGTTCAGGAAACTTCTAGCGTATATGGTGCGTTCGCCGGGGGCCGACGTGTGGTAGTTGATGTTGTAGATTCTTTTACTCATGTTTCTCCTTCAGGGAAAGGGTGTTAGTGTGGACAGACCGCTTCCCTGTCAACCTGCCCACACTAAGTTTAGTTACGCAGCGAACGAGTTCCATTCGGCACTCTTGTTGTCAAGGAACTGTGCTTGACATTGACCCGGTGTACCCTTGGGTGTCGGGCACATGTACGCCTTCCACGTCCACGGGCACTCTGACCGCTACGCGCCGTCATCACACCGTGTGCGCACTGTCGTACTGCACCTGCCGTGAACGCTGCTGCCGGTGCGGGTGCTGGTGGTTGACCCCATGATGCAGCGGGTGGTGCTGCTGGTGCCACGTCAGGCACACCTGCTGCTGCTGGTGGCTGTACCGACGCTAACGCTACCTGTTCACCGACTACACCGGCACCGGATAGTTGCTGTTCAATCTCCGTGAACGTAGCGATACGGTCTTGGATGATTGCTAAGCCAAGATCAAACGAAGGCTCATCGTTACCGTACACGTTAATTAACGTGCCGTTGCGTGTCTTAAAGTTTACTTGAACTAGTGTGTCTTTTGATGCGGTCATGCTGTCACTTCCTTAATGTCGTTTTCCAATACGGGTGGAACGATAGCGGGGTTTTGAGTGTAGCAGTGATCCGACACGCCACACCACGAGCAACCCATACCAATGTTGGGGAGAAAGATCCCTTGCTTAATGATCTTGTACGTGTCCCGCATGAAACGGGAAACCATCTCCGGTGGGAACACGTCAAGGTCACTTGGTTGTGTGAGTGTTCCTTCACGACCCATCCAGTAGGCACCGTAACGAATGTCCACATCAAACATTTCACGTATCGCTAAACGGTACACGCCTAGTTGCAGTGACGACTTCGGTGGTTGCCCAGTCTTAAGGTCCACGATGAGTAGTTCACCAGTGGTTTTGTCTTGGAACACACGGTCAATGTAGGACTTCAACATTGTTTCGTTGGGTAGCATCGCTTCGATACCTATTTCAATGGCTGGTTTACCGTTGGGTGCCGTCCACACTTCAATGTTTGGGTTGAGTTGCCTCCACCTGACATAGTTCCCTACCATCAGTGGTCCGTTGGCCCTCCACCAGTCTGCGTCTTCCTTGTTGGGGAGTGCCTTGCTTTTGCGGCCTCC